CACTTGAGCTTTTTTTCATAGAAATAGAAGCTGTATAATTACCTACATTTGTGAATGTCAACAAATCATCTTCTGGTGGTGTAGGACCAGGTTCGTCACTGAACTCAATAGGACAAAGAGTTGCATTTGAAGTTATGATGTCAATATCCATATACACTCCCGCACATTCAGCACTGAATCTCTCGGTGAATGTTGTTATAGTTCCTTCGTTCACATTGATTTCAGGATAATTGTGAAGTATGGTGGCAATGATGTTGTGCATAAACTCTATACCTGTGGATTGGATTTCAGTAACATTGCTTTTATCCAATGTCAGTCTGTCAACATAGAACAGTGTGTATGAATAAGTCGTGTAGTCAAGCCCTACGTTATGTGTACGAGGAGTGGCGCAGAAAGCGGAATATTTCTGTTGATACTCGTCCTTGTTCAAGTCGTATATGTCACCTGTCTCGACAACAGCATTTATATTTGGTTGAAGTTCTGCCAAAAATTCCAATAATTTAGTCGTTTCTAAAAAAGTCATAATTATACATGTAATTTTAATTAATATTATTAAGGCCAATTAATTCCACGCTGATATCTGTAAGGAAATATTTTGAACCATCCTCTTCCCCTTGCGCCTCCGAGGAACAATCCGCTTGTACCAGCAGAATACAATGTAGAATGTATCTTCCAAGCCTGAAACTCTGTCACTTCAGGAAGTTCGCTTAAATGACTCATTATGAAATTCTGCAACAGATAGCAGTAGTGGTCCGCCTTGTTGGTGTACATGTCATTTAGTTTCAACACATCGTCCATTCCTACAGAATCAAGAAATTCATCTCTTGACTGCACAACTCCCGCATTGTCAATCTTATAACTGAACATAAGTGTCAATTTGGCTATGACCTTATATGCAATAAACATTTGTGACTTGTCAAGGACATCCTTGTAGGTCTTGTTTTCGGGGTCATTGATGGTATTGTCTTTAACCATCTGACACAATTTATCGAGCAGTATTTCACCTATGATTTCCTGCAATTCAAAGTCCTGTACTTCTCGTATGGCGGTGGACAAGACTTTGCTGTTGGCGTTGTCGCTTATATTGGTGTTCATTCTGATAAAATCAGGTGAGCAAAGTAACACGTTATTCATATCAAATTATTTGTTTTTCTTTATTATCTTCCTGTAGGGCATCCATAGAGAAAGGAATGATGGTTATGGCATCTTTAGTGTCGAATATCTTATCAAAAGCCCTTTTTATTTTTTTCTGAATAGGCTGTATTACACTCTTGTTGAAGAGTTTGTAAGCCTGATTATATTCCTGCTCATTGAAACCAGTAGTTTTTGTAGGAATACCAAACAAGTTAGGTGTACACCTGAATGCAGTGAACAACTCCTGTTGGGTTCTTTCTGCTAAAGTATTATATTTGTCTATAAAACTATCAGCATCAATTTTAGTAACGGTTGTTTCTCCGTCCTTGTTATTGTTGAAGCAAAGCATAGGTCTTCCGCTATTCTCGACACCACAGAATTTGTCATACAGTTCCATTTCAATTTCTTCCTGTATTTCATCGGAAGGACGGCCTGAATTAAAATTAATGATATAATTACTTGAAAAAGAATTGGATATATTATTAAGATGATACTCATTCATTTTCTTTTCAATTTCGGCTGCTATAACGGCTGCACTCCACATAGGAGTAGGATAGACCTTGTTTATGTCGTTTTTCCAATAAAAAATAGTTGAAGCCTTGTCCTTGCCTTCCTTTGAGGTAAACGAGTCGTATTCAATGTATTTAACTCTTCCGTAAGACTTTTCCCAATCTTCTGCATAATACAGTTTGCTACCGTCCTTGTTTGAGCGCACTCTCTTGAAATCCAAATAATATATTTCTGCTGGTGTGCCCAATTTGTTCCTGACGATATTTAACGCAAATCCGTTGTATTTCAGGATGTCCTTGGTGATATAATTAACAATGTCTTCAATTGTTTCGTCCTTTGAATTAACTTTTTCCTGAAAATTGATAATGTTACATGTTACACCGTCTCCACAAACATAGTCGCTTGTCCCGTCTATGATTGACTTGAGAACCGACACGTTCTCGTAAAGGGAATCTATGTAGAACGGATATTCGTTAGATTCGCCCCAAGTTATGAATCCTTTTCCCTTTATTTCCTTCTCAATCGGCTTGACAATATTGGATTCCACAAATTGGTCAACGGCAAGGAATTTAACATTGACCTGTTTGCCGTTTAAATCAGAATTAGTTGTCTTTGTCATAAATTATATATTGGTTGTCTTTGTCATAAACGATATGGTTTTGTATCAAATCGCCTAATCTTATTATTCCCTTGCTGACTCTGTCGTTGTCAGAAGTGTAAATGGTGTATTCGTATTCATCGTTCGGAAGTTTGCTAAGGTCCAAGACGAATGAATAGTAGCCGTAATTGGCTTGATGAAGGTCAATAACATCGAAATCATACTCAACGTTGGTTCCCCTGTCAACCAAAACCAATTTATAGTCTTCCCCGCCCAAATTGTATATATTTCTTGGAAAATACACCATATTTTCTGTGGTTTTTGTAGGAATTATAATCATTTTACATGTAATTTTAATTAAAATATAAAAAACTTAATTAATGTTTAAACAAAAAAAATCAGTCCACGGGGAATGAACTGATTTGATTTTAATTGTAAATTACAATTTTTTATCCAACTATAGTGTCAAGATTAACATAGTCGGTATCGCCTTGTGTGGCGGGTAAAGTCTTGACTTCGTAAGGATAGTCCTTTGAGTTGTCTTGCAATGTGATGGTGTATTTGTTGCCATCTGTATAGGCTGTGCCTGATTCAGCCCCACCTGCTGAAGCCATCACAGGCATATCTTTACCAAGCATCCAAGTACGACCGTTAGCGTCAGTAACCAACATTATAAGCTCACCAATTGAGAGGGCTGATATTTCAATCCTTTTTTGGGTGTCCTGTTTCAAGAAACTTAAAACAACATCGGTTGATACGCTTGAACCATTAGCGGCATCGACTGCAAGTGTTGAAGTCATACTTGCTGTGTTTCTGCGGAACTCGTATTTCTTGAATGTTTTTCCCGAAGCCATTGTGATATTTGTAATCTGGCCATCAGTAACTTCAAAGTCAGTCACATCGGCGTAGTTCGCTATGTACACAATCTTCAGACCGCCCATCGAGGGTTCACAGTCAACAGCAATTCCGTTTAATGTTTGAATACAAGCCATATTATGTTTTATTTTTAATTTTTATTATTTAAGATAGGTTGGGGAATCAATGGAACCATATCTTGAAATCTTTGCTGAAATCGTCATTGAATTCCCCAACTGTAATCAGTTTTTTGAGCGTTTACCCAAAACTATCTCATTTTGGTAAGCGACTTGCACACCTGCGACAAATTCGATGGCGAATCTGAATTCACGGTTGTCTTTGCTGTACCATAAGTCGAACACTTCGTCACCGTCTTCGAGGTTGCATCCGTAGAACATATTGCTCAATGAACCTGCGATTGCATAGTCATAGTCGGCAGTGTTGTTAAGACCGTTTACACCGATGACTTTGATATTTGTGCCGGGAAGCATATACTCGTTGTCACCGTTGCCTGGATTATAGTGGTATAAGTTGGCAGCAACTAAGTTTTGGATATAATCCATATACATTGGCATAGAAACCAAAATTACAAGGTCTTCTTTGTCAAGGATAGAAGCTGGCATTTGAGAAGCGACTTGTTTGATGAAGTTGTAAGATGTCATTGAAGAAGCACCTGTGGTAACAATTGTAGTAGCACCTGTAGCGGTCAATATCTTCAAAAGACCATCAAATTCGATTGCTGAAGCGTTTGTTGAATCGCCTTGGTATATCATTTTTTCGATACCTGCTTTAACGCCTTTGATTACATCGTTGATAAAATATTCCTCGAAAGGAAGGTCACTGTCAATTTTGTTAGCCTCGACTTTTACAAGGTAAGAAGCCCATTTAGCAAGTAAGGTCTTGTCACAGATTGACATGTTTATTTTAAGTGCTCTTGGGGTAAGAACAGCTTGTGACAATGAAGTTGCTCCACTTTCAGTCCAACCGCAGGTAGAACCGTCACCAAAGACAACATCACTTGAGATAAGGTTAAGAGCGGTAGGTCCCTTAACGCCTGTCAAAAGATTGAACAAATCGGCTGATTTAGCACCGATAACAGATTTAGCAATTAATTCAGGGCGCATTTGGTCCACATAATTAGGAAGAGCGCTCACATTATAACTTTGTGCCATTTTTAAAACTATTTTTCTTTTTTATTTTTTTCTTTTTACACTGCCTATGACAGATAATGCATTATTTAATTTAGTATCGTTTGTGTGTAGTTTTGCCACTTTTTCAAATTCCTCCACGATAGGTTCAGCGGCAGGTTTTTCAAGAATAGCATTGAGAGTGTTTTTAAGTTCCTCAACAATTCCTTTAAGTTCATCGTGTTCTTTTCTGAGGTCGTCAATGTCTGCCTTGAGTTCATCATATCTATCGTCTTTAGGCTCTTCAACAGGTTCCTCGACAATAACTTCTTCTTCCATACATTCCTTTTTCTTTTCCATATCAAGTTCACCTTCTTGTTCTCCGTCCTTTTCACGAATTTCGCTGACAAGACCCTCTTTTACAACTATTACTGTACCGTCAGTCAATGTGTATTCACCGTCTTCAACTTTCACAGCCTCTTCATTTTCAGTGTTGTAGAAAACTTCATCACCTATTTGAAGGTCAGCTTCACCGACCCAATAAAGAGTGCCTTTGTCTGTTTCAACCGAACCACATTTGACAAATGATTTTAAAAATTTGTTAAATAATGTGCTCATTTGGTTTCTTTTATTTTTGTTATATTCTATATATTTATTTGTTTCTTCGATTGAAAAATATCCCTCTAAACTAAAGCCCATAAATTCACCTTTTTTAATGTCGTTCCATATTCTCTCATTATTAACCTTATAGGTCGCAAATAAGGAACCTTCTTCAATATCCTCAAATCCCTTAGGTGATATTCCCTTTGAACTGTCCTTGATAAACAACTCAACTATATTTACACCATCGACAAAGTTATTGTCATTGTGCATAATGTTGATGTTGTTGAATGTCTTATCAAGCATCATTTTTTGGGCCATAATTTTAATTGTGTCCTCTTTATAAACAATAAAATATTCACCAAAATTAGAATCATTTCTGTAGATGGGATAATTCGCTCTCATAACAACTCCTGTGATTACATGTTGTTCCTCGTCATTGATAGTGAATTTTTGTATTGCTTTCTCGTTTTTGTTGAAACACAAAAAATTACTCTCGACAGCAGGAATATCAACTAACGCTATTGCAAATATACCCTCGTCATATTGATTTATCTTTGCTTCAAAAATCGGTATTCTGTTCATTTTTCAATTAAAATTCATTTACTAATATAATTATTTTAAAAAACGTTTAATTTTCAAATATTTAGAAAGGAGGCCATATAGACCTCCATTAATTTTAATTAGAATGTTACATTGTCCTCAACAACTTCCGCTCTTGCATTGGCATCTCTTATGTCTTGGTCGACAACGTACACTCTTAAATTCTGTTGCTGTTTGGAAGAGTCACCCTGTTCTTGCAGACTTGTCATACGGTTAATGTCTTCCTGTTCATTCAACAAAGGAGATACACTAGTCATTGAAGGTGTCTGTATGTTTGGTGTTGCAACATCTGTGGAACCTCCTGAATTGGGTTTGGTGGAAAGTATCTTCTTTATGTTGATACCACCCGCCACACCTACTGCCGCTGCCGCTGCTGCGCCAAGGAACGGGCCAACATAAGGTATCCCTGCCATTGACTTGTATGCTGCAATAGCTCCTGATAATGTGTCAATAGTTGTCTGCATAACACTGAATGCCTTTTGCTCCTCAGAGCCTTCTTCAGCCAAATCGGACATTGCACCAAACACATTTGAAGCAACACTTAATGATGACATCAATGTCTGCTCCTTTATCTTTTTGGTCTTTTCAGCCTCTTTTCTCTCAAGTTCGGCAGCCTGTTTGGTATATTTCATTTCATCGTTGGCGGCTTTTTGCTTGAAAACTGCTATTTCTTCAATCAAAGCCTTTTTCTGCTCCTCGGTGCCCATAAACATTTCGAGTTCGGCTTCTTTAAGACCGATGATGTTGTTCGTAAATTCCTGCTGAATCTCAAATATTCGTGCAGCCTTTTCGCTCTCGGTTGTTATTGTCTCGTCATAGTCAACTTCAAACGTTTCTTGTTCAGCCTTCTTCTTTAACCAATTGATTTCATCGTTTACTTCATTTGCAAGCAAACCTTGCCTTTTCTCGGATTCCTTTTTTACAATATCGGTCTTTTGCTCCTCATATTGAGCAACCAGTTCCTGTGTATCTCTACCAGCCTTTTCAAGTATGGACTTTTCTTCATTGAATTTCTCAGTAAGTATCTCAATTTGGGTTTGGTTGCTTTTCCTTAGTCTTTCCTCTATCTCGTCAGCCGCCTTTTGAAGTGAATTGGCTTCATTCTTAGTCTCGGATGCGTTCTTGAGTGTGGCGTTGGTAAGTCTTTCAGTTTCGCCAGTCAGTCTTTGTTTCTCCTTTGTGATGTTCCTGAGCTGTTCGTTGTATTTGGTCTGCTCGTTTATCATCTTTGCATAGGCTTGTGCCTCAGCCTCGTTGTCTTCCGCTGAATTGGCTGTAAGCTTGTTTTTCTCAACAATAAGTTTGTATTCTTTCTGTGCCTCGTCATATCTTATTTTGGCAAGTTCCTTTTCCTTTTTCTCCCATTCGTCGGCAAACTGTGCCCTTTCCTTTGCGTTGTATTTATCCTTGTCGGCCATCTTTGCACGCAATTCTGAAATCTCAAGTTGAAGTTCGGCTTCTTTCTTGGTGTTCTCTCTTTTCTGCTTTGTCAAATCAGCCTCCTGTTGAGACAAATTTACAGCCTGCTCTGCTTTGTCAAGATAACCGTCTATTGCACCTGCCATATCGTCAAGCCCAAGCCAGGACAATGCGGCAGACACACCTTCCAATGTCTTGGTTATCGCCTTGGTGATTAAGTCAAAGGCTTCGACAACTCCTTTTGCAAGAAAGTCAAATGCATTCTTGATTCCGTCTATGACAGGTTGGAAAAGTGCAAACGACTTCTTCAGGCTGTTGGTGGATTCCTCATTGCCCTTTATTGCATCGGTCAATTGCTTGACAACAAGGACTATAGCAGCTATTACAGCACCTATTGGATTGGCAATCAGTGCCTTAAATGCAGCTGAAAGTCCTCCCACGGCAGGTGTGGCACCGCTCTTTATTCCGTTGGCCAATGACGACATAGCTTTTGAAAATGCTGCTTCATAGTTACCTACATTGCGTTGGAAGCTGCCTGTACCTGCATCAAGTCCCTTAAGTTTGTCATTTATCTCTTTAATCTGCTTGCCTAAATCAGCTCTCTTTGATTCATCGGCTGTTGCTCTCCATTCCTTTTTGAGTGCAGCCATAGTGTTGACAAGATGGTTGTAAGAGCCTTCGGCTGCGTCAGTGTCCTTTTTGCCTACACTCATAACCTTGTTCAGATTATCCTGCTCTTTCTTGATTTCCTCACATATCTTTGCATATTCCTCCGAAGATTCGTCAAGCTGAAGCAGTGAACCTCTTAACTCGTCTATATGCTTCTTGTAGTCCTTGAGTGAAGTGGTAGTGTTACCCAGGTCTATGCTTATTGTTTTTTTGATTTCAGTTTGTTCTGCCATTTTTGTCAAGTATTTTTATTTGTAATATAAGAATTACTGTTTATCATTTTTATCATTGTGACTTTAGTAAATTTGTCATTTACTAAGTTAGCTACTTTATAATTATGTAGTTTTGTTATTATCCAATTCTGTCCTTCCCAAGTATAAATATGTCTCATTATCTCGTTAGGGTCATTTTGATTAGACAAGTCTACATAACATGTAACTTCTCTATTGTTACGGTTGTATATGTCATTCAAATAGTCTCTCCAATACCTGTCAAATATTCTTGTATTAGGTCCATCTTCAGGAATATTTTCAATATTAAATTCTCTACTAGATACTCCTCCTATAGAATTAGTTTGTTTAGGTAACGGGTATAAAGGATTATTTACAAAAGTAGTGTTAGACAAAGAATACATAGAGTCTAATCCCTTTTGGCCTATTATATTATATGAGCATTTTTTAGAAAATGATGTCTCATATACATTAGTTTCAGGATTTAACCATACATACCAGTCTCTAGAGAAAAAAGGAATCAACCAAGATGTTGCCGGTCCCTTTCTTTCATCAGAATGATATCCTGTACCGGTAAAAGTATCACTATATCTAAAGTCAGATATGTAACAAGGCTTATCATTTAAATAGTACTGCATTATATCATCATTTGAAAACATTAATTTAGGTGATATAGTATAAATATCTGTTCTTGTTTTTCTTAGGTTAAAACTTGATGAATAATTTGCTGAAACATTTATTCTTATTTCCCTAGCATTAGAAGGTATTGTTATATCAACATTAGTTCCTGGCGTAGTTGTTTCTAATATTTGAGAACCTATATATAAACCATTAACATTATAATAGTTTACTACATAAGCACCTATTTCTGAAGATGCATATTCATAGCTTACTTGATAATTGTTATCGAATGCTTCTGAAGAAGTCAGATAATAATAATATATACTATGTGAAGATGAGTCAACTATATTTCCATTTGAATCTATTTTCTTTCCAAAAGATTTTTTGTTAGGTGATAAAGTATAAGGTGAATTTTCAGTATAAGTTTTTGTGTAGTCATAATTTTTTATAAATCCATTAAAGAAAATTAATTCAGGATAAGATTCTACCTCTGAATTTGAATTATCAAACAGGGATAATTTAGGTAAAAAGTCTATATTTGATATTAAGTTTTCTTTTTGGTTAAAATTAGTTCCAATTGTTATTTTTTCACCTGACTTTAATTCATTCAAGACTAGATGACTGGTATCCCAAAGATTCCAACTTATAGAAGGAGTATTATAAGGTTTTGGCATTTGTGGAAACGAGTTATAAAATATAGATGATTGTTGCCAATCTATTATATTTTTATATATATTTCCTTTAAATATTTCTGTCTCAGATGTATTATAATCTATACCTGTGTCAAATTTATAATTATTAAATGGTTCTATAGTTTGCCTATTGAATAAAGTTACAGGATAAGTTTCATCAGTTTCTAAACCAATTTTTATAATTTTGTTATTACTTAATACAGGTTTTATATTAATATCTCTGTTTAAATCAATTTTGTCATTTATGTCTATACTTGGTTCATTTAAATAATAGTAGTTGTCAGTAGATAATATGCTTATCTTTTTGTTTATATTATCACATGTAAATTTCAAATTAAATAGTTTAGCAAAGTCAACTAAGTATTTCATAGGAGATTCTGTATTAGCAAACAATAAAGATTTTGTAAGATTTATAATATTAAAGCCAGTTGTAGAACCTGCATAGTATATGATATTATAATCTATATCACTAACAAATGAAGCTATTGTCATATCTACATTATTAACGTTGTCCATATTCCAATATCCTTTATAGTCTGACAATCTATCATAAGAAGCAAATATACCGTTTCTTTCTGCACCATCAGTAGGAGTACCTGTATTACCTGGGTTAGTGGTTGTTATACCATATATACCTGAATTGAATGTTATAGGACCTGAATTATTGTTATCTTCTCTTACAATCCACAAAGAACTCTGAATTTGCTCTATTTGCAAATTGTTGATATTGGCAGGTATAGTACATTGTATTATTTCTGGTGATTCTTTAAAAATAACTGTATTATTAGAAAAACTATCATACTGTGTGTCTATGTTGTGTACCACAACATCATTAATAGTTAATATATTATTGTAGTAAGAATTATAAGGACTTATTATTTTTTCTAATATTTGATTCTGTGAAATATTAGCTATTGAAGGTCCTGATTGTACACCTAAATAACCAAAATTACTAGCGTTAGTACCCTTGAAATAAAATACATCTAGTTGTGACTTTATTTTTGTAGTACCATCATATATTCTTGTAAGAACCGTAAAATATGTTGATATATTTCTAGTAATACTAGTTCCTTTGTAAAAGTTTGTTGAAGAATATATATCTGAAGACATTCCTGTCCAACTATGTGCTGTAGCAGAAGGTTTAAGTGTTATTCCTTGTTTTAAAATATATTGTTCAGGATTTAATTGCCAGTTACCTATCGAAAATGTTCTAGTATTCAAAGCGTCACCTATTACACTGTATATTGGAGAATTTCCGGTATAAATGCATCTGACTTGATTAGTATATGAATCATAAGGCAAAGTACTTATTACTTCAGTAACGGGTTTATTTTCTTTAGCTAATTTACCTAAAAGAATCCAAGAATATTTTAAAATTGGATTTTCAGGGTCTGTAAGCATAGGGTCTAATTCAACTTCATAACCACCATTGTTAACAGGATTGAATATCACTTCAAATAGTTTACTTAATCTTATTGCAACAGGCATCTCATTAATCCTAATGTCTCCTGCTTCAAAAGGGTCTATATCTCTAGAAAAAGTAACTAATCCATATTTATTTCCTGTAGTATCTAAAGTTGAAGAAAGTGCCGAATAATTAGTAGTCACTTCATCTTCTGTTATCGAAAATGTATTAGGAAAAGCATTATTCAATTTTTCAACAGTGTTACTATCCATATAATGATGATAAGAAGATAACCCTTGATTGACAGTAGACACAAGCATATGCTTAGAGTCAAAATCGTTATAATAACCTGTATAGCAAGGTACAAATACAATGTCCTGGTCTATGTTAGTTGTTCCTGAAGCAGCGGCATTTGGATTTATTTTAGAATAACCTTGAGTAACTATAGCAGGCGAGCAAACCATAATAGTGTCATTGTCTTCTTGCTCTCTTGTCATAGGTTCACCATAGCCTTCTAATTCTAATTTAGGTCTCCAGTTGTAGAACATGTCCTTCAAAGTCTTAGGAGAACCATCTTCATTGAACGACAATGTATAGAAGAACCCACCTTGCGAGCCATACAAAGTAAGCTTGTACTCTATAGTATTCTTAGATTTTATTATAATGTTGTCTAAAGTACAATATCCTCTGTTTATAAGTACTCCATTTTTATTTAATATGTAGTTAACTTTCTTATGTGGGTCATAGTTGTTTCCGATAGAACCATTTACACCAATGTATTTGTCCATACGCCATATTTGTCCAAATGTAGCATTGTTAGCTTTAGTCCCTGGGACTGTTATGCTTTTAGTGTATGAATTCTTTATTGAGGCAAGTTTGTTAGGGTCTATTGTCTCATAAGTGAAGTCAATTTGTATGTCTTCTTTTAAATCTATTTTATAATTGTCTATGAAAAGTTCTATCATAATTCATATTCTGTATTTTTCTTGAGAAGCTGAAATCTCTAAATTATATACTGACATCTTTCTGCCTTGATTCTTGTAAGTCTTATGTTCGCAAGCTGTGTTTGTTATATTTACAGGAATTATTCTGTTTGTCTCCAAGTCGTGAAGGTATAATTCATTAGAACCCATTATGTTTATCATTTTTGAAGATTGTATATCATTTAAATATGAAGTATTCAATGACCAAGTTTCATTTATCTTAGTTAAATAGTCTACTTTGTGAAAGTCAGTAGATTGCACAATATAGTCTTTTTTATATGATAGTCTGCTTAATGAGTCTTTTTGCAGTTCTTTGCCTCTAAAAAGCATACTATCCCATCCTCCATATTGGTTAGCATAATATAGACAATAGCGATAGCATCCATCTGTTATTATATCGTAAGTTTGATTTCCTATTGTTACTGTATGACCATTACCTGACACTCCAAAGGTGTTAGCTTTCCTTGCATAAGTGTATATATTATAGCCTGTCATACTAAAGTTTGTTATTTGTGAGCCATCAACATAAATTCTGACTATTTGTGAAGCATCTGGACTATTTGCTCTCCTTGAGCATAATAAAAATTGCCTATAGTCTACTATTGATAAGATAGGGTCAGACAAGTAACCGTGATATAAATATGTAGAGTCATCTAAAGGCTTGTTATATCCCCAATTATATATTAATGATATAGTGTCATAAGTCCAGGTTTCCCAGTCATTAGAGGTATAGTATATCCAAAATCTCAAATGTCCCTCTGCACTATTTTGCACATAGTTAGATGCATTGAATTGCAACCTGGCCGGATGGACGTACTGCGACAGTATTTCATTCAAGTTAAGTATTTTGTTCTCAGCAAGCACAAAACCTGAATACAAATAACTATAATCTTCCGACGGGTCTTCACCGATGAAAGGATGGTTAAATATTAGAAAATACCTGTCTTCGTGAGCAGCATTAATATTAATTGTTTCATAAGTATAATATTCAAATGTAGCCATAAAAGTTTAATTTTTAATTTAATATATTTTTATAATTAAATGTTTTTGAATAGAATTATATCTATAAGTGAATCCAAATCGGCTGATATTGCGTTGCTTATGTTGTTTTTATGCTTGTTCCAAGTTATATTGAGTGCTTCTTCAAATTGGTTACCTGGTTTTATACCTTTTCTTGCTATTTTACGGCTAATAAGGAACGCCATTTGTTTGTTTGTTGGTTTTATCCCGTTTATTGGTCTTGGTAATACAGGCTTAATTTCAATCCATTTTAGAATTTTATCGGGAGGTGGAAATTTACCTGCACGTCTTCCGTATTCAACATATTTCCAATAGTTTGCCAACGATATTACTCCTGACATGTTATTACCTTTGAATTCTATGTCCAATTGTTTAATTGAATTGACTAAATTGCCTGAAGCCTTTTTATCGTCACGCATCAGCAACTGTTTGTAGATTTCAACAAAATCCCTTGTGAATGAATCAATAGCATTTGCCGTGTTGGTAAAATCCTGTTCTATTGTCAATGTGTTGCCTTCCATTTGTTTATCTGTTCTTTTTGTCTGTTATTTTTCCAAGCCGAATATCCGAGAAGATTGAAAAATTCATAAACATTCATATTGAATATGCTGTCCCAATCCTTATGAATTAGAGAACTTATTGTGTCAATAAGATAAAGCCATCTATAAGTGATTTCTCCGTCTCCTCCATTTGCTGCTGGCTCAGTTCCTTGTTTGTCTTCTTCCTCTTCATCATTCTCTTGCAGTAAGTTAGGGAATTTTGAATTGAACGAAGCCAGCAAGTGAAGAAAAAACTTATAAGTTCAAAAGCGGTCTCGATATCGAACTTCTGATAAATTGTGACAGCAAGTTCATTGATGTCATATCCTTCCCCGTATTTTTTGCCTGACGGGACTATAAGGCAAGCAAGTATGTTACCTATCACGTTTTTCATATTGTCGTTTATTCTCTTGCTCCAAAATGTTTGAAAATCAATATATTGTCCTACAGTGAACTTTTGCATGTCAGTCACTATGTCATATTTGGTTCCGTCTATTGTTATCTTTTTGAATTTCAATTTATTCACATCATTCATTATGGCGTTGTTTATCCATTTGGTCTGTGATTGGAGTTTTTTGAAATCCTCAATATTCAAATTCCATATATCATCCTCACTGACATCGGCCAATATTGATATAATTGCTACTTCCTTGTCATATACGGGCATAGCGTCATCAGATTCTATGTCCTTTAGTCTGTAGTATACATCTATCGGACATTCCGTCCAAGATTTAATCTTAATCTTAATTGTATTTTCTGACATATTTTTTTGAATTAGAATTTTTATTAACTATTCTTATATTATAATTTGAATTTGCTTCGAGCCTGTGTATGCCGCTAAGGGCGAATGCACTGGCCATCACAAGGTCATCGTGCGTACCTGCAACACCATTGTATGTTATTGCACCACTCTTGGTGATTTCTATCTGATAGCCCTGTAGTTCTATGTACATTTCCCTGTCGTTAATAAATTTAACCGATTCTTCATTCACACGCTTTATCATATATTCGATTATTTCTCTCTTGCTTGAATTTGAAGTTGTGAATTCTGTTAAATTATAATTACCGTTCAGTTCTTTTTTTAACATTGGGCCATAAATATCACCAATTGAATTAGTTTCATAAATTATATTTGATATTTTAAAGCCTTGATACTTAGTATTTAACAGATTTTTAATCCATTGAATTTGTTCTGTCGGATTCATATTATTAACATAATCTAGACCAACTTGTATTCCAGATGAATCAAATGCACTTATACATGTATAGTCATTATCTTTACCTGTCGACCAGTCTATTCCTACAAATATGTCATTGTTGTTTGGTTCGTTTGTCCTGAATATGTTTTTAGACAAGTCGAACACACCGCCTATTTCATCCACAAATTCACCAAGTATCTCACTGATGTACTGATGCTTGGGTAATATTTTCTTGTACAATTCTATTTTTTCGGGCGGCAACACTTCTGATGTGTCATATTTAGCCAAATCAAATGACTTGATGTTTCCTGCATTTTTCTCATCAACTCCTTCTTTGAAATATTGATAAAAAATACCTGTCTTTGTTCTTGGAGTACTGACCATCAATACATTGCACTTATAAACATTTACATAAGGCAGAACAATACCATATATTTCATCACTCAAATAGGCACATTCATCAAGCACCAATATGCCTGAGCCTTTAACGGTGAGTCCCCTCAAATTATTACCACTTGCGGCTGATTTGAATATGATTGAGGACTTGTTCTTGAAATTAATCTGCATATTGCTTGCGTTAAGGCTTTCAACAAACGGAGCGTCACATATAAAGTCGCTTAATTCCTTGTACATTTTGGCACAATTTGAATAAGTAATTGAAACACAAATAGATGTTGAATTTGGATATACGATAGAATGACGTAGCAGTTCCATATTGCACATAAATGTCTTGCCACATTGTCTTTTGGATTTAACGACAAAAATAGCCTGTGCATGTGGCCCCGCTTCTATTATTGCATCCACAACATCCTTTTGCCAAGGAAATAATTTAGGTCCTATTATTGATTTATTCGCCATATTTGAATGTCCAAGTATCTATTTCTGCCTTTATTTCTTGTTTTTCAACATATAATCCGTTTAAACGGTTAATCATATCCTGTGCTTTAACAGCTGTTTTTAAATCGTTTCTTTCAAGCGCTTTCTCTAACAGTTCCTGTGTGCGTTCCAACTCTTCTTTTCTTATTTTTTCGTAGTCGACTCCTCTGTCCAAATCGGCCTCATATAATTCATTGAATGCATCGTGGACTATCTTGCCAGCCTGACACGTCTTTATTTCATATTTGTTCTTCAGATGGTCCATTATTTTTTTTCTTGACCACCCTTTTCTGTGAAGTTCGAGCACTTCTTTTTTTCTCGATTCCATCATTGGACTGTTGCTCACCTTCCTTGATTTCACATTTACTTTCGGCATATTGTTTTTCTCCTTCTCTTATTTTTTTATTATATTCATATAAATGGCTGATTCTCTTGTATATATTCAATACACAAATGGCGCAATTTAAATTTTTATTGTTGATTATAGCACCTGTAGCCGTTTCAAATATATTTATAATTTGCTCCGTAAGCCATCTTGGAGCGTTGCGTATATATTCTTTTTTCACACTCTCGAAGTGTGGTTGAGCCTGTTTTAAAACGTCCCATTGCTCATCGTTTAATCTTATATTGTCCATTTTTTTAATTTTAATATAATTATTTAGATATTAGTTTTTCTAACCATATTTCAAATGCGGCCAGATAATCTTTTATTAACAATAAAAATCCTGACATGTTACTTGAAATCAATGATAAAAATGCTACAAATGCTATATATGGTAAGGTAAATTGTTGAATTATGATTAAATAAATCAATCCGCTCCAAAATGTCATACAGAGCGAACAATCAAGAGGTTTAATAACCAAATCGTCAGGGTTTATTGCTAATTTAAATTTTTTGGTTAAAATTCGACTAATAAACTTTTTAAATTCATAAACTACACCACTGCAATCCACTATAAAGCATACAATGACAGCTATAAGTAATAAATTAACAATTATCATACAGTTCTTTATATTTTTGAATTATTTTGTTTTGTATTTCTTTGATTTTCAGAAAAATAGTTGTATGGCCGACCCCAAATACATCTTTACACATTCTTGTAGATTCAAGTTCCGCATAAGTCAGTATTATTCTTCTTTCAACTTCATCCAAGTCATTGTAAATTATAGACTTAAGCCTTTTTACTTTTAAATCATCCTCGTCAAAGATGGAATAATTTGGCTTATATTCTTCAAGAATTTCATAGATGTTAAAATCATTAATCTTCGTCTTCTTCATTTGTGTAATTAATTTCATCTGTTATTTTTCTAAATCGGTTGTATTTATAAAAAAATTGGGAGGTGGTGCTATACAAGTTGTTTTTAATTATTTTTTTTATAAAAAATTCTAATTCACCATTGTTATATAATTGATTCAATGATTCTTCTGACATAAGGGACAATTGTATGTATATGTCTTGCCCAAGGTCCTCTATATATGGATTATTCTTGAAATCAGAATGCTTTTCCAATAGTTTTTCAACAATTTTTTCTTTTGCTATTTTTTCAACGGTTCTCATATTTCTATTATTTTTAAATCATTTTTTGGTAGAAAAAAAACTTCTTTTTCTATTTTTTCGTCTGACATGTATGTTTTTTTATTGGCATTTATCTTACATTTTTTATATGGTATTATTAACGGTATAAAGTAAATGTAGGCCAAATTGTTGATGAATGTAATATAATATGCTCCATTAACTTGTTCTTTTTCAATATCTTTGATTAATTTTTGATATTTTTCATCCTCGAACATTATTGAATCATAGTTTGCATATATGGCATCACGGTCTTTTACTTCGACTATGAATTTTTTACCTTTATAAAAAAGTAGGAAATCATAATCGGCAAATCTTTCCAACATTTCTTCAAATTCCAAATTAAATTTTTTGCACAACTTTTTGAATTTAAGTTTGCCTCCATTATCCAAATCATTACGTCTTTGGAGTTGTTCTTGTGTTTCTTTCATACTATTTATTATTTTTTTTATATTTATTCTAATAATAAATAGCATGTATTTTGAAAAAGTAAAAAAAAAATTGGAAAAAAAGTTAAAAAAATATATAAAAAAACCACAGCCCATAAGGACCGTGGAAAAATAATAATAATAAAAGAATAAAAATTTATATAATTAAAATGAGTAATTCGATTACTACGATTAAGGTTAAGCCTAAATTGACATATTCAATTATTTGTTTAGGTTTGTTTTTTTCTTTTTTTTGCTCTCCAACCACTTCAAATTTGTAAGTGGCTGTTGGATTTAAATTCTGTATATCTTTAATTTCTAATTTTTCCATTGTATTTTAATTTTAATTATTTATTATTTTTGTCTATCCATTTCTTGAACAGTGCCTGTGGATTGATTATTCCTTCAAATTGACCGTTGTTAATTTTATTGGACCAATAATTGAAGAATTTTTTCAATGTTTCTATCTCAATTTTACCTTTCTGGCCAGTACAGAATGACCTCAATGAATTGTAATTATCTTCTTTGTTATATTCCTCTTTTTCATATCCATTCTTTTTTAACCATTTGAAAACTATGTTATCATTACGGTCGGCAATTGCTAATTCAGTTATATGTCGTGTATATTCGTCATATTTGATAAATTTAACATAATATCCTTTGTTGCCTTTGCCGTCATCATTAATTACAATTGAAGGTGCAGAATATAACTCGGTGACTCCCCATCTTGCCATACATCTTTTGTAACAATCACTAAATTGACCTTTTTCAGCCTCTATATTTGATTCAGAGCCCGTATCTGACTTGTACACAAATTGGTTTTTGTCTTCATCCCAAATTCCAAGTTTCATTACCAATTTGCCGTTTACTTCATAGTATTCGCTTGTCCAATTGTAGGCACCTACTGTCTCATTAAGTAAATCAACGACAACTCTTGAATTCATATAAAGGAGCATTGTTGCCTTGCCGTTCTTTATACTTTGAGGTCTTACCTCGATTTCTTCTGCTTTTAGCATTCTAAATTTCAAATCTTTCATCATTTTAATTATTTTTAATATTATTCTTTTATTTAAATATACAATTTTAATTTCTTTCTTTCAAATATAAATAGCATGTATTTTTAAAAAAGTTCAAAAAAATCTAAAAAAAAAGTCATATTGACAAATAAAAAGGAAAAAATGATAAATATATATTAAAAAAGCCCGTGTGAAGGCTTAACACACAGGCTCTGAGAAGTAATTTTTCAAAAAAATTAAAGACCTTTTATTTATTAATTCTATTTAAATATACAATTATTTTTTTGAATAATCAAATTTTGAATTAATTATTTTAGTATTTCTTCAAAGAATTCTTTTCTTTTTTGCGTTACATGTTTCAAATCTCTTTTTTCTTTAACATATTCATTGTTTTTATCAGCCATTTCATTGTATTTATCCCAATTGTTGACTATTTTAGTTATTTGTTTGGCCCATCCCTCAGGAGTATTGTCCTTTACAAGCACAGCGGTTTCATCTGTAACAAAATTTGAATATGGTATTACTTTAGAGCACATTGGCAATGTCGATGTGAATCCTGCCTCTATTATTTTCAATTCAGATTTGCAATTGTTGAATTTGGTGTTCATCAAAGGAGCCAAAAGCACGTCAATATCACGGTAAATCTGTCCATATTCACCTTTATTTATATTTTTTGTCTCTATTCTTTTATAATGGTCCTTGCCTACGCCTGTTATTATTGCCTGTTCAGTCTGATACCACCAATTATCTTTTTCTTCAATTATTTGAGTATCAGTTACTTTTCCATTTTCGTCAATTATTTTTTTCTCAGCCGACAAATCATATCCGCATAATACTATTTGAATTTTATTTAAAATCTTGGAAGATAAATGTTTCCAAAAGCCCATAAGGCATTTTATATCATTTACATGTGAACTTCCGCCCGTCATCCCGAATCTTATTAAATCACTGTTATATTTGAAACTGTCGAATTGTTCATCATCCAAGTCAATTGCATTTTCGAATACATAAATTTTATCTTTTGGAAAGTAATCTGATATGACTTCTTTGAAATACTCTGTAGTAGTAGTGACATAGTCAAACAACTTGAAGTTTATCATCATTTTCTCAGGGAACCCATTGAATTGGCATACTTCATTATATGGATGGTATTTGCCATAAATCCAAAAATCGTCAAGGTCAAGAATGAATTTTGTTCCATAAGTCTTTTTACAATACAATATTGTTTTCCAAACTTCTTCTTGATATTGTGCTATGAACAAACAATTGTGAAATATAACTAAGTCAAAGTTTTTACCAATCTCGTCCTTTTGCATATCATTGAAAGTATAATTATTGTTAATTGTAACGTCAAATTCATCAGGATAAAGTTCAACAAGTGATTTCATAGGTGTGTACGCCCGGTAGTAATAAACGCCACCTTCCATAGTTGAAGGTATGTAAAGTATTTTTTTCATAATTTTATTTTTTCTAATTATTTATAGTTATTTTTAATATAGTGTTCATTTTTGTAAATCAACATATATAGTAGTAATTATTGTTGTGCTTTTTTATTTAATAATTTAGATAACTTACCTATTGATACTTTAATATCATAATTATCTTCTAATAATTTTTTATTATTTCTTATTGATAAATTTAAATCTAATAAATTATATATTTCATTATCTGTTAATTTATTTTTTGGAAATCTATTATTAATATAATTATAAATTGATTTTTCTGAAATAGAAATATTATTATCTTTTAAAATTTGTAAATTTTCCTTGGGTGATTTTGTTTTATCATAATACATGTCAACCAAACTATAATTACCTTCTTTAATTGTTTGTTTATTTTTATAAATTTTACCATTTTTCGGTTGAGTTTTTTCCTTGGCAATTTTAATCATATTCTTGAATTTATCACATATTTCTTCAACTGTGAATTTGAAACAGGATTTAACATTGCGAACAAGGTCCTGAACTGTAATCCTATCCTCGCTGTTGTCTATATATTTGGCCAAATCTATATATGCATTAAACAGAATTTCATTTGGTGTTGCATCAGGATTCATAACTCTTCTCAAGCACATTCTTTGATATAGTTTCTTTTTTCTACACATGCCATCTTTCAAACGCTCTACGTTATAAAATAGTGCAAAGTATGAATCATCAACAATTTGAATTTTATCATTTATCCAATTACCGTTATCGACCCTATAATAATATTTGTATTGCTTGCTGTAATTGTGCATAAATTCCTCATATTCCAATCTTTCCATATCTGAAACAAAATTCAAATCCAATACAGGCTTTGTGACGCATTCTGTTTCGTTTACAGGAACTTTTGAAATGTTTTGATATGAATTATCATCTTTAATATCAAAATCGCTTACAGAGTAAATATAATCGCTTCTGTATATTTCTTCTTTGTTTTGTGTGCCATTAAAATATTGTGATTCTTTTGTGCCACAATCGTCTATCAATTCTTCACCTGTTGATTCTTCAACCATTGAAGTTATTGCCCTACTTACCTTGCAGAATTCAAATTCATCAAGAATAGAATCAAACACATAGCAAAGTCTGAATTTTCTTGTACCTTTTATCCTGTCAGAGAATGTGCAGTAACATAATGTAGGTTTCATTACAAGTACATGTATATATTCCTGCATTGTTTCAAATTTGGTGTAATCGACATCGACAAATACACATTGGGAGCCCTCGAAAAAATCGTCACACTTGAACTGTAGTTTCATTGCTCCTTTATTGTTGCCCCTTCTGTATTCAGGATATTCGTAAACAAAGTTGAAGTTGAATTTAGGATTTGTGTTTTCCCTGTAATATTTACGGGTTGCGTCATAGTTGAATAGGTTGCAAAAGCAATAACCGTTTGTTGCATAGTATTCAAATTCTTCAACACTGATTGTAGTGTGATTGTAAAACGCTAATTTGTCCATCTTGGCACTTTTGGCACCTATTGTGGACAAGCAAAGTTTAGTTTCTTCCTTGCTTTGATAGGCATTTACTGACAAACCTATCTCAAAACGATAATCATTGTATTGTTTCATAATCAGTTAGCAAAAATTATAAAAATTATTTATTTATCCAAGTAGATTATATCTTCGTATGTAATGAAAATTATATCTTTTTTCTTAAACGCCTTATTGAATGCACTTAACCCACCAAGATAATCCTTAACTTCTTTTCTTGTGTCAAACCATTTGTTATCGGGTTTGTATAACCATTTAGTCTTCATTTTATAATTTATTTTTCTCTTTATTTATTTATCTTTCTTTTTTATAAATAGTAATATACATAAAAAAGTTTTAAAAAAAATTAAAAAAAAGTAATATTGATAAAAAAAAGAGAAATATTGA